ACCATAAAGAATAGCCGAATCAAGATCCCCGGTTGTCCCATAAAATTGCATGAGATAGAATAATAATTCATAATCTTCTGGATCATCTTTCAATGCCTTCAGTAGCAAGCCCCCAGTCCGTTTGGTTTTTTTCGCCGCTTCTGCTTCTGAAATCTGAAAATGTGCTCCATAATGAACAATTGTAGCATCGTCGAATAAAACACATCCTAATCTTACCTTGCCTTCATATATGGGTTTATTGTGGACTGCCCGCTGATATTTGATAAAACCATTTCTAAAAACTCGGGCAGAATTAAATTCCGTTCCTGAATCCTTGTCATCATCCTGGCATTTAAGGGACACCCCGTTATATTCAGGACTTAATTTTGACAATGTCTCTTTCAATCCTTCTTTCTCACCCACCAATTCTTCGTCGGCATCTATTATCAATATCCAATCACCAGAACAATAACCAATGCCCTGATTTCTATGCAGTGAAAAATCATCTTCCCAAGGATGATTATAAATTTTAATTTTAGGGCCAAATGACTTGGCTATTTTAATGCTTTTATCAGTGGACCCGGTATCGACAATTATTATCTCATCAGCTATATCTTTCACCGACTCCAGGACTTTGGCAATATGCTTTTCTTCGTCCCTCATCATCATTGCAACCGATAATTTAATAGGCTTCACAAGATCATCTGGCATAAATACTGGAACGTGTTCCGGTGCAATTACTATCATGTCCTCTATCTGCTGAATTTTATCAACGGCCAAAAAATTATCAGTAATATATTTTCGATATTCCTCCGGGTGATATTCACCATGCAAAATCATTTGACAAAATTCATGAGCAGTATTCCACAAATATTTTTTGGGGTAAATTGTATTTGCCCCGACAAAATTATGAATGACAGGTTTCAACCCCATCGACATTGCTTCCATAATCCCCTTGCCCTGGCTTTCCAGAACGGAAGTACAAATGATATGGCTTTTATCTTTCAACCATTCTGCCGGATTCTCTACCCAACCATCAAATTTAATCTGCTTGGCCATCAATGGGTTTTGCTTTTGCATTTGCTCAAGATACAAGGCATATCTTTCTTCCTGAAAAGTGCCCCCGATATGAAGAGTATATTCAGGATCGATTTCAAGCAATTCAGCAAAGGCCGTAAACAATAGCAATGACCCTTTTTTGAAGTTAAGATAACCCAGATATGCAAGGTCCTTACCAAAGAAATCAAAAAAATGTTTCGTACTTCTGAGCGGATTGTAATTAAATTTATCAACATCAACGCCGTTGGAAATGACGTGTATCCGATCCACACTGCTTTTAATAACTGGATATTTTTTCAACACTATATCCTTAATATGCTCAGCAACAAAAACCAGATCCGTAATTACTCCCCACTTAATATAATCCAGATAACTCGTAAATGCCTCATAACTGTGGAGACGTAATATTACCTGCTTCTGGTATAGCAACTGTTCAAACCGGGTAACATTAATTGCAGACTGATCCGCCCATTCAATCCAGATTATGTCAGCCCATTTTGCTGCATTAAAGGTCTGCTCAAGATCATTGGTCACGCAAATCCTTGTCTCGTAATTTGCTTTAAAATGATCTGACACCTCCGCTAAATGACCGTCAAGCCCAGGTGAACATATGATTGCCACTTTTTTCAAATCAACTTTTCCCATTTTCAATCCTCCGTAGATTTCATTTCCGAATTAAGTTTTTATGGGGCAGGGCAGTCGGAAGCCGCCTTTTCGGTCATGAACCTATCCCCATATTCTTTTATACTGCGTATGTCGTCATATTATTTGGATCTGTTTGGTATGCTATCGTAAATCTGATAAGCACCCCACACCAGGGTTTTTCTCCCTGCCCTATTTCATAATCATAGCCTTTAAATATCAAATCCGATACCGTTTCATTCAAGTCATAGTTTGGATCATCCGATACTTTTGGGGCTGTTGTAGCCCGGTTTAATGCCGTTATAATGTCTGCTGCCAACTTATCCACCACATCAATAAACGGATCATCCCTGGTCAAGCTATGGGCTTCAATAAATAACTCAAGATTCCTGTTGTCATCATTGTAAACTGTTCTCTCATTTGAAAGAGATGTACACCAATAATTAATTGCCGGTAAATCATACCCGTTAAATGGCTCAAGTTTCGCTCTTTTAACCTTTTTTATCGTGTAATTGTACCCGTTATTGGTGGTTATCTTTTTAAGCCGGGCATCAATTTCATCTAATATGGTTGTTGTAGCTGGAGTTGCCATTTAATCTTCTTCTCCAATCAAGTCTACTAATCTTGATAATATTGTTGGTATCTGATCTTTTGCAGCATCAACCATGCCCAACCTGGCGGGGATCGTGACTTCTTTTTTAAGTACCATCATCATTTTGTCACCTAAAAATACTCCCCAATTACCAGCCTTTGATTTATGTATATGTGCACCTTCATCAAACAGCATTTTTGCTGATTTTCTCATCACCCCAGCGGGAGTCAGGTTTGAAAAAACCGGAATATTCAGATAAGGCCCACCGGGTACTCCCGTATATTTGTCAATCGCCTTTACTGTTCCGCCAATTTCCTGCATAGGGGCATATCTTATTTTCGTTCCCAAAACATTAGCCGTGCTATGAAATGATGCCCGCAAAGTTTTAAGAGTTGTACCTGTTACGCTTGTTTGCAATGACCGCATCAAATTCCCGGTCCGTGAATTAATAATCATAGAAGAAAATCTGAGCTTGACTTTCTTATCCGCATCCAAAACAGCTTTTGCAAATATCTCCCTTGCATCGTCAAATGTTTCTTCCGGCAATTCATCAAGATATTCTCTTACCTCTTTGAAATTCCGAATCTCTGCATTTAATAATTCATCAGCCATTTATACTAACCTCAATGGATGTTTATATTGATTCAGCATTCGCTTAACTTCCTTCAAGAGACCAAGCTCCGGCCTTTGAACTGATCCACCCGCAGTCGACACACTACTTGCCCCAATCTGATCTTTGGCCTGAAACTCATAAGCAGTTTGCATTAGAGCCGCCCTGGCCATTGCATCCGGAACAACAGAAATGCCCCCGGTATAAACAATGACTATTTTTGCTTTTGATAACGAAACAGCTAACTGAATTCCATATTCCGTGATTTCATATTCCTCATTTTCATCATACGTTTCGGACTCTCCGATTATCGTAACCGTGACCGATGATACGGCAGTAACAGGAATGGCTGGAAGAGATATCATTGACCGTTTGCGAGATCCGATATAAATCGTTTCTGTGCGTTCCGTTGACTCCAGCAACCGACTAAGATATTCTTCAATAGCAGATGTTACAGATGGCCGGAGAATCTCCAATGCTGGATATTCTGTTATTGCGGCATCTTCCAAACCAAGCAACGCTTTCAGAGCTGAATATGTCACAAGTTCAATTGCCATTCAATTATTCCTTCCGCCGTCTTGTCGTCCTGGCAGGCTTGCGTTTTGCTTTTGGCTTTACTGCTTTTTTGATTACAACCTTTTCCGGCGTCTTGATTTCCACTTGTTCAGGAGTCTCGATTTCAATAACCTTCTCCGGTGTTTTCACTTCAACGACCTTGAGCTTTACTTCCACTGCCACCTCCATCTGCTCAACAAAGACTTTCGCAAGATCATTTCCGGGGATACCAGACAAATTGTATTCCTTCCCGGCAACATAAGACCTCACTGTAAAACCGTCTGGGCTGCCTTTCGTTGTCTCCAGCATTTTAATCTTCATAATAAATGCATCCTTTTTTTATTTAAACTGTCTTACAGTTCGTATTTTAAACGATAATTTAAAAGTAATACCCTTATATAGATATCGACTTAAAAACCTTAATACGGGCTTGTAAGGCAGCGGCAAATTGGATAAATGGGCTATGGGAAGAGCTATAAACTGTTTCTCATAGCCCATTTTAACTTATTCCAACTCAACTACTCTTATTCAGCCGCAACGCTCCGCAAAGGCCCGAGCACACTGGTCACGCTAAACTCACAAGTCCCGCCATTTGTAATGCTCAGACGGCTGTAGCGCCCTCTGGGATTCGGTACATGCAGTGAACCGTTACCAGTTGCGGTAATGGTACAAATCAAATCATTACCCGCTCCGCTGGTTTCTTTTGTCCACGTCGAATCATCATCACTGTAATACAAATTCGCAGCTAATGACGTTGCAAATGTACCGCAGGAAATGAAATAACTCACGGACGGAGCAAGTGCATGGTCAATGCTTTCCGTGTTGTAGGTACTGGCAGCCCTGCTCAAAGCAGGTAAGCCGTCATCATCAATTGTATAATTTACTCCAGGATCACCTTTCATAATAATCTCCTTCTTCTATCGTTAAAGTTTTAAAAAACCTTGCCAAAAGCACTCGTGCTCATGATCAGCAAAACTGACATCAGCAGGAACACCATGGTTTTAAAATGTTTCATAATCTATACTCCTTTTCTACCCTTTAAATTTTAATGGTTAAGTCGTAGCAATTTTAACCGGACAAAAAGCCTCAACTAAAGTTACCTGACCACCAACCCGTTTAACAATTTTGAACCCGGTCTGATCATACTCCGCATATCGTTCAATCAATCTCTGAACGGTCAAACCTTTTCTGTCACGGATTTTGTACCCGGCCTTGAAATCACCAAATACAATAGGATAAGCATTTGCAGCGATGTCCGGCATGCCTTCAGGATTCACAATCGGTTTCCCAAGCAACAATGCAGGGGCTCCCAACTGAACCGGGGGCTGCCACAGATAACGACCTTCACCATCTTTCAGTTTCCTGATGACCGCCTCAGTAGTAGAATTGAATGCCCATGTACCATTTGCCCGGTAAGTCTTTTTTGGCGTATACAAGCAGTCAACCAAAACATCGACGCCGTTATGAGTCGAATCCTGAAAAGCAGCAGCAATGCCACTGGCAACATACAAAGCCATTACTCTGGAATCGGA